CGTACACGAGATTATGACTATAATCCGTTGACATATGGAGAATAACATGGGCGGTACAGTCAAGAAAATTTTTGGTGGTGGCAGCTCTTCCAAGCCTGATACGAGTGCGTATGAGGCCCAGCTCGAGGAGCAGCGCAAGGCGACGGAGGCTGCTGAGGCCAAGGCTGCAGCAGCTGATGCACGTGCTAGAGACCAGCAGCAGCGGTTGCAGCAGGGCAGAGCGGCCACCATTTTCACCAGTGGTGAGGGCGACACAAACATCAAGACGAAGAAACCCACCCTGGGTTCCGGGATGTAGCCATGGCATCGCCCGTTGATATTGCGTCTATCTTCAAGCGCAAGGGACAGACTCCGACTCCTGAGACTCAGGCACCGAGTCAGGGGTCGTCTATCATCAGATCATTCTTTGTTCGTGAGGGCGGGACTGAGGCTACTCCTGCGCCACAGCGACCCAATCCTGTGTTGAGCTATTTTGATCCGGTGGCGTACTCTCAGCAGCGGGCGGCGTACAACAAGTCGCAAGGCATTGAAGAAACTGCGCCTAAGGCAGAAGTCAAAGAACTGACTGAAGAAGAAAAGCGTAATGCTGAGCAACGCAATAAGAACAAGGCATTTGCCTCTGGGCGTCCGGCGACTATTTTCAGTCAGCCGGAGTCGTCCAATATTAAGATCAAGAAGCCTACGTTAGGCTCTGGGAGCTAATTCATGACAGTAGGTCGTTCCACAGAGGCCTCTCAGCGAGAGCGGGATGAAGTCAAGCGTATCATTAAGCGCTTAGACCAGCTCAAGTCTGATAGGGCGAATTTTGAAGCTCACTGGCAAAAAATTGCCAAAGTAGTGATGCCTTTTGATATGTCCTTTCTCTCGCAGTATCAAACTGAAGGAGTGGACACCGACCCTCGTGTGTACGACTCGACTGGTATTCATTCCAATGAGCTGTTGGCATCGGGCTTTTATTCTCTGTTGACAAACCCTGCATCACCCTGGTTTGACCTGAGTGTAGCCAATCAGAAATTGGCAAATAACTCGGCAATCAAACGATGGTTGGCAGATGTAACGCGCATCATGGCCTATGAAATTCAGCGCCCTCAGTCGGGCTTTACTACTTCTCTTCATGAAGGGTATCGCTCATATGGCGCGTATGGCAACATGTGCATGTTTGTCACAGAGAAAAAGGACCTGACAGGTCTTCAAATCAATTCTCTGCCTCTTTCTGAATGCTATTTTGCAGAGAACGCTGAGGGGCAGATAGGATCGCTCTACCGAGTATACAGACGCACCGTCCTTCAATTGGTCGAGGCGTTCGGTAAGGCTAACCTGCATCCGGAGATCGTTAAGGCGTATGATGATGGGGAACTGAGCACCAAGTTTGAGATCCTCCATGTGGTGGCTCCGAACATTGAAGCAGACCCCCTCAGCATCAAAGCAGCCAAGGCCATGCCTTACAAATCCACGTATGTGGACACGAAGCATGGACTTGTCATTCAGGAATCGGGATACAATGAACGTCCTTTCATGGCAGCGAGATTCTACAAAGCATCACATGAGACGTATGGTCGTGGCCCAGGTTCCAATGCTCTTCCCGATCTCCGGATGCTGCAGCAGATAGTTTCGACTAATCTGCGTGCAGCACAGAAAATGATTGATCCGGCTCTTATGATTCCGGACCAGGGTTTTGTGTCACCCATCTCGACCAAGCCTGCGGCGATTAACTATTATCGTACCGGCTCCATGGATCCTAAGGGCGTAGTTCCTATGCAAACAGGTGGACGCCCTGATCTTGGTCTTGATATCATTAAAGACCTTCAGATGCGCATTCGGGAAATCTTCTTTGTGGACCAGCTTCAGCTGAACATAGGGCCCCAGATGACAGCGACTGAGGTCATGCAGAGGACTGAAGAGAAGCTTCGTCTTATGGGCCCAGTTGTGGGTCGTGCTGAGAATGAACTTCTCTCGCCTCTGATCATTCGGTGTTTTGGTATTCTTATGAGAGCAGGCAAATTTGATACTCCTCCTGAGGAGTTGATGCAGCCTGGTGTGAAACTGCAGATTGTGTATACGTCGCCCATTGCAAAAGCTCAGCAACAGGTTGAGGCTAATAACCTTACCAGAGCTATGCAAGTCCTTACTCCGTTCCTGTCATTTGATCCTGCCGCGATGGACAAGTTCAATACTGACAAGACTGTGGAAGGTGTGTGCGACATGTACTCGATCAATCCTGAATACTTGCGAGATGATTCTGAAACTGCAGAAGTCCGGCAAGCGAGAGCAGAAGCTCAGCAGCAGGCTCAAATGGCAGAGCAGATCAAGAACGCGGGTATCGGTATGAACAACATCGCCTCGGGTATGGATACCTTGGGCCAGATGGAGCAGTAAATGGCAGAACTCTCATTTGAACAGAGACAAGCCAAGCAAGCCGAGGTCATTCGGGCTTATAATCGGTTGTTTAATACGACTGATGGTAAACTTGTCCTGGAAGACCTTAAACAGGCTCATTGGATTAACCGTCCCACGTTTGACGTTAACACAAACCTTATGAGCATGCGCGAAGGCGAGAGAAACGTGGTTCTCCGCATTATGGCGCTTGTCGAAGATGGAAGGACCCTCTAATGGATAATCCCGCTCCGATTTCTGGTGGTGAAACTACCACCGGTGGTGAATCCACCATTGCTTCTCCGGCCCCTTCCCAGCCGGCTTCCCCGCAGTCTGATACTACTCATGCTCCGAGTTCGGTATCCGACACTCCTCCGGCCTCAGGGAGTTGGTTTGACCAGCTCTCTGAGGAACTGAAGGGAAGCAAGAGTCTGGCGAAGTTTAAGGACGTCAACAATCTTGCTCAGGCCTACGTTCATGCGGAATCGCTCATTGGACGCGATAAAATTCCGGTACCGAAGACCGATGAAGACTGGCAAGACGTCTATAACCGCCTTGGGCGCCCTGCTACGCCTGATGATTATTCTCTCAATGCTGATGCTCTTAAGCAAATGCAGCTTCCTGAGGATATAGTATCAGTCCTGGAAGAGGACCTTAAATGGTTCAAGCCCACGGCGCACAATCTCGGTCTTAATGACCGACAGGCGACGGCACTCATGCAGGCCTTTGTGGCTAACGTGAGTGAAACTATGTCTTCGAGAACTATGGACCAAGATACCGAACTGAAGCAGTGCGAAAATATGCTTCGTAAGGAATATGGTCAAGCGTACGACTCGAAGATTACCATTGCACAGCGTGCTCTGTTTACCCTGGGTGGCGAAAAGCTGGTTGACGAAGTGAACAAGACGAGTCTGGGTCGCAACCCTGCATTCGTCAATATGTTCGTTCGTATTGGTGAACAGATGCATGAAGAACTCGGTTTGGATCTCGGTGGACAACCGGATACCCCTGCAGATCTTGATTCTCAGATTCAGGAACTGCAGCGTCATCCGGCCTTCCTCGATTCGACTCACCCCGAGCATAAGTCTGTTGTTGACAGGATCCGCGTTCTGTTTGAACGTCGGTATCCCAATGGGTCGTGAGTCGCCCATTGAATGAGGGCCCGAAAGGATAACCCCTCACTCAAACTTTATGGAGAAAACCAATGAGTTTTCAGATTACTGAAGCCTTTGTGCAGCAGTACAACAGCACTGTGTCGCTGGTTTCCCAGCAGAAACAGTCGCGTTTGGAACCCGCTGTGCGCGTGGAAACCATCCGTGGCACGCGTGAAGCTTTCGATTCCATCGGTACTGTTGAAGCCCAGCCTCGTGGCGGTCGTCACGCTGACACCCCTCAGATGGACACTCCGCATATGCGCCGGTGGGTTACGTCTGCCCCGTACAACTGGGCGGACCTCGTCGACAAGCCCGACCGTCTGCGTATGTTGTATGATCCCACGTCGCCCTATGTGCAGAACGCCGTCATGGCCTTCAACCGCGCGAAAGACAAAATCATCATCAATGCCGCCTTTGCCCCTGTCTGGACGGGCGAACATGGCGATGTCCAGAAAACGTTCCCGACCAGCAACATCATCCCGCATGGCGACACCGGTCTGACCATCGAAAAGCTTATTCAGGCCCGCGGCATGCTATGGCGGAATGAAATCGATGAAAGTGAACCCCTGTTCGCCGCCGTCACCAGCTTCCAGCTGGAAGACATGCTGAACAATACCAAGGTTCAGTCGGCTGACTACAACACCATCAAGGCCCTTGTACGCGGTGAAATCAATTCCTTTATGGGATTCACGTTCATCCGTACCGAGCAGCTTGAAAAGGAAGGCGCAGCGCGTAAGTGCATCGTGTGGTCCAAGCCGGGTCTGCTCCTCGCCAAGGCGGAAGACATCACCACCAAGGTCTCTGAGCGCGGCGACAAGAACTACTCCACGCAGGTCTACGCCGAAATGGACCTCGGCGCAGTGCGTATGGAAGACGAAAAGGTACTGCAGTTGCAGTGCAAGGAAGGTGCGTAATGCAGTACTCCAACGTTGCTGGAAAGCAGAAGTCCAATGACGTGTACCGGTATCCGGCGGAATTGACCTCCGGTAAGGTACGTCGCCTGAAATTCGAAACTGTGACTACCGGCGCTGACACCGATATCACCATCGGGTTTTTGCCGTCCGGCACGACCAGTATTCTCGGTATTTCCCGTATGCTGGCGTCTATCGCCACCACTGCCTCCATTGTCATTCCCGCCCATAAGTCCATGAGTGGAGAAGACGTAGCTGAGAAGACCATTCGTGCCGCAGCCGCGGCTAACACTGCGGGCGGTGTGCCCATGACGGATGTGCTTACCGGCGTGGATATCGATTCTCAGACTCAGGTCCCGGTTATTCTGAAGTTCTCAGCCTCCGCTGCGAAGGGCACCAAGCTCGACGGCGAGCTGTACTTCACCTACGAATAAGGAGCAAAACCATGGCGTCCTCTATCGAAATTTGTAACGATGCATTGACCATGTTGAGTCAGGAACCTGTTATGGCTCTTGATGACACTACTAAGGCTTCTCGCCTGTGCAAGCAGCGTTATGAACCGGTACGGGACGCCTTGCTTCGCTCTTATCCGTGGTCCTTTGCCATGAAGCGGGAGATTCTTGCACGAGATCTCGAATCTCCCGTTTTTGGCTATGCCAATGCGTATTCTCTTCCTGTGGACTGCGTACGTGTAGTCAGCATCAATGATAGGACGCAAGAATGGCAGGTAGAAGGTCGTAAGGTCTTGACTAACGCTGACAGGGCGAATCTTCGATACATACGCAAGGTTGAAGATCCTAACGAAATGGATGCGATGTTCAGAGAGTGTTTGACACTCAAGTTGGCCGCTGATATGTGCATTTCGTTGACCAGCAATATTGATCTCAAGTCGATGTACGAACAACTTCTTGAGCGCAAGATCAATCTGGCCTATAATGCTTCTGCCATTGAGAGTACTCCTCCTGAGGTCATCGAAGGTAACTGGATTCTGTCGAGGTATTAAACATGCAGGACGCAATTCCAATTCAAGTATCATTCGCTTCCGGCGAACTTAGCCCACGGATGCATAATCGCATTGACGTGGATGCTTATTTTGCCGGTGCTGCTGAGATGCGTAACCTGATTGCACTCCCGCATGGACCAATGACTCGTAGAATGGGGTCGCGATTCGTCATCAATTGTAAGAGTGAAAAAGTTAAGCTCATTCCTTTTAAGTTTAGTACCAATCAATCGTTCATTCTTGAATTCGGTAAGACTGCGAATACTGGTTATGGTGGATATATGCGTGTCCATTATAACGGTGGTACAGTTGTAAATGACAATGGATCTATTTACGAACTGCCAACCTATTTTATTGATGATGCATGGTATGACCAGGTAACCTGGGCACAGTCCGGCGACGTATTATGGTTGTGTTATTACAACTATTCACCCCAGCGCCTCATTCGTAAGGCAAATAATAACTGGGAATTGGATACGCCTATTGCTCATACACCAGACAATGACCCAGTTCCGCCGCAGTGGCAAAATTTCAATTGGCCAAGAGTTGTTGCGTATCATGAACAGCGTTTGGTCATGGGAAGTACTCCTGCACAACCATTGACATTGTGGTTTTCTGAGATCGGGGATACTACCCGATTCTATCGTAATCGGGCTTCCTCTGACCCGGTTCTTGATACTGACCCGATGAACTATACCATGGCCACTGATATGGCAGATGGTATTAAATGGTTGCACTCTACTGACGTACTTTTGTGTGGAACTGGTAGTGCAGAATACCGTATTGCGCCATCATCCTTGGGTGAAGCTCTTACACCGAGTAATATCAAGATTACAAAGCAGACCAATTATGGTTCTATGGCTGCACAAGCTGTCCAATTGGGCTCATCTGTATTGTTCATTCAAAACAGTCGAGATCGTGTGCGTTCTCTTGATTACTCGGTTCTTGATAACCAGTTTGCAGCCACAGATTTGACTATCTTTGCAGACCACATTCTTAAAGGCAAAGTCAAAGATGTGGCATATATGAGTGCACCAGACACGTACTTGTGGTGTATTACTGATACTAATCAGTTGATTGGCATGACATATGAAAAGCAACAGAAAGTACTTGCTTGGCATGCCCATTCATTCGAAGCTCAGACCCAATCTGGATATGAGAATGTCGAACTGAAGAGTATCAGTTGTATCCCTGGTCCTAATGGTGACCAACTATGGCTTGTTATTAAAAGAGGAAATCGTACATCTACGATTGAATATATTGACAAGATTGTTAATGAGTCACCAAATTTGAGTGTTGAGTCTTTTGCTGATGGTCAGGTAGTATATCAAGGTACTGCTACTTCAACCATTACTGGTCTCAATCATTTAGAAGGACTTAAAGTTGCTCCTCTTATTAATGGATGGGTCCATCCTGAAGTGTATGTACAAAATGGCGCGATTACGCTTAATCAAGCAGTAACTAACTGCGTCATCGGTGTTCCATATACTTCACGGTTTAAGTCCATGGTTATTCAGGCATCTGACCAGGTATCTACAGGGGCATCGAGAAAGATTGTTAGTGCTACATTCTCTTTGCTGAATTCTCTGGGATTGAGATTCGGCATTGAGGGCCAAAGCATGCAAGAGAAGTTCTTTGGCCCAACCAAAATTATGAATAAAGCACAGCAGTTGTTTACAGGAGACTTTACTGAGTCTGTAGCGTCTTCTAATAATGAAACGCAACAGCTCGTAATTGAACACAAGACCCCGTATCCTCTTATGGTTAGGGCTATTGTGTACCATATCAATCCGAGGCGGGTTAACTAATGAAGCCGATTTTCCGGGAAGTAAATCTGGCACATCACATTGGTAGAGCGATTCATTTGATTGATGCGCACTGCCAAGAGGTAGTTGGACAGGGTAAGAAGTATAATCCAGACATTGATTATCTCTGCATGGGATCAAATACCGGATTGCTGCATACGTTTGATATTGAGGACAATGACAAGGTAGTAGGATATGCGGTTTTTATGATCGCAAAAGATTTTATTACCAGTGAACGGTCGGCGTCTAATGTGGCCATTTATGTGTCGCCTGAATATAGAGGGCGTACAGCAGTCAGGTTTATGCAGTACACTGAAATGATGCTCTTGTCTAAGGGTATTAAGCAAATAAATTTTCATGTACCTCCGAGTTCTATGGCAGAAAAGTGCCTCGCTCATTTAGGGTACAATCTTCGTGAGAAGGTTTACTACAAAGAGTTCTAAAGCTCATTGGGAGTAGAATATGGCAATGTCCACCCTCGCTATGGCTGCAGTCGTAGGTTCCACACTTGTTGGAACTATCGGTTCTTTGCAGCAAGCTGAAGCACAATCTGCTGCGTATAAAGCCCAACAGGCGCAATCTCAGTATCAAGCAGAACTTTACGAGCTAAATTCGCGGAAAGAAGCTGCTAATATGGGTGTAGAAGCCACCAGACTGCAAGCTAAGCAGATTGCGGCGGCATCTGCTAGCGGCTATGAGCTCGACAGCGGTTCTTTTATGGACCTGGTTAACGAATCCGCGGAGAATGCCAAACTTGATCGTGAGGATGTTCTTCGTACAGGGCGTTTACAAGCTGAAGCCAAACGAGTTGAAGCAGATTCATATGGCAAAGCCGCAAAGAGTTCTAAGTCTGGCGGATGGGTTAATGCTGCAGGGTCTTTGTTCCAAGGTACAACCAGTGGTTATCTGGTCGGTAATAAAGCAGGATGGTGGGACTAATGGCTAAGGAAATTCCACGCTATTTTGGTGACCCACAAATTGACCAAGTTCCTGTAGGAGCGGTGCCTAGCGCTAGTGCTATGGCTGCTCCTGCCGATGCAGAACGTTCATTCATTACTGGTCTTGGTAGGTTAATGGGTGCGGCAGACGATTTTGCTCAGACTTTTATGGACAAAATTGTCGAACGTCAAGCACGCGATGCTGATATTGAGATGACCAAGTTGTTTCGTGACCGCGAAATGGAAATTCGCAAAACGAAACTTGGTGCCCAAACTGATGGTCTTCTGAATGCAGAAGAAGAGTGGTCTAATAAGACTGCTGGTGAGCTTCGCGAGAAGATGAAAGTACCTGGGTATATCTTTGATAAGCTGTGGCACAAGCACACGTCCAGTTACCTGAATGAGATAGGTACATATCAGATTCAACAGCAGACGATTGCTGATAAGCAGTCTCGTGCCGCGTATGTTGATACCCTGAAAGACGGCCTTATTAGAACACCATTAGGAGATGTCGATGCCCTCACAAGCTATTTCGAACAAGTTCGTAAGACATACCCTAATGATAGCATTGCAGCTGAAAAAGCAATCGATGACGGTATTCTTGTGGCGGTCCAATCGTGGGCTCGAGATAATCCGTCGGCAACTATCGCATGGTTTAGGCAAAACAAAAAAGACCTGGAGACTGTGGTCGGCCGTCAAACCATTAAAATTGATACTATCATTCAGCAAGCTGAAAATCGCATACATGCAGAGGCTTCATACCGCAATTCGTTAGAATCGGTAGCATGGACGCGGGAACAGCGAGCTCAGAAGCGTGCAGATAACGCAGCATTCAATGATTTCATTACTGACGCTATCAGTGGTGAAATGGATGATGCTAAGTTTTATGACTATATGGGTAACCAAGCCGTGTCTGGTGAAACTCGCAAAAACATGTACAGCTTTTTTAAAGGCATGGCTAAAGATGACATGTCTAAAATCAGCAAGGCTGTATATGGCGATCTTATGGTATCTGTCTATGAGGATCAGGCTGACGACCAGTGGGTTGCTCGTGCTCAAAAAGCGGTAGCGGCAGGTCAGATTACTGGTACTGAATACAAGACGCTTCTTAATGCTCGGGATACCCTCGCAAGCAAGATGGATACTTCCATTAAACCTATGCTGACGGACGCATCGAAGTATATCAAGAACTTCATCAGTCCTAGCAATGGTATTATGGGTACTACGAATCCTGATGCTGAAAATAAGTATCTGAAAGTCAATCAGGCTTTATATCGCGAGGCGCAAGGGAAGACGCCTGAGCAAGTGGCTAAACTGGTAGACTTCAATGACCCAGGTAGCTTCATCAATAAACTGATTGACGCAAATACAAGCGACAAACCGAACTTTAGGGATGCGATGTCTGTACCTAAGACGAACTGGGTGCCGACTATTCCGGAGAAAGGCACTCCAGTCATTTCACCTGATAAGGTAAAACGACCTGGTGAGACTTTCTCTGAATGGAAAAAGCGTACACAAGGGAAGTAAATTATGGCATATACTCAGCAGACTAACGAAGCCCTGGCAGCAGGCTTTTCTCTGTCAGAGATTCGTGAACAGGCTAAGCGTGAAGCTGATGAAGCAATTCAGGCGGGCTTTACTGCTGATGAGGTCTATGAGGGCATTAAAACTGAATATGGGTTTTCCTTAAAGGATGATCCTGCAGACCTTGAAGCAGCACAGGATTTTGCAGAGGTTGCCACAGTAGATCCTGTATTGGCAGAGAAAGCCGATATGGAAGTTGCACAAGGTAATCCTCGTCCTGTAGTTGACTGGAAAGAAGCCGCACTTGCTGGGTATCAAAATTCTATCACTGGGTTAGCAGTTCGTGGTGAATTGCCAAACTTGGTCGTACCAGAGACTGGAAGTGTTGCACAAAAAGTATTTGCGATGGCTGGTCAAGCTATTGGGGATATACCTGCTCTTGTTGTGGGTGGTGCTGCTGGTGCTACGACTGGCCCCGCCGCGCCCATAACATCTCCTGCAGCTGCGATGGGTCTTACTGAAGGCCTGCGTACATATATGACTGATATGTATCGTGAGGGTAAGGCAACAACTTGGACTGAAGTTGTTGACCGTACTCTCAATACTTTGTCATCTGCAGGTAAAGGCGCAGTCATTGGTGCAGCTACTGGTGGTGCAGGTAAATATACTGGTAAGTTCTTTTCTGAAGCCACTCCGGCCATGAAAACTACTGCACAGTTGTTTTCTGAAATTACCACAATGACCACCGCAGGTTCATTGATGGAAGGCAAAATGCCTACTGCTGAAGACTTCATGGTTGCCAGTATGGGTTTAGGCGGAATGAAGGCTGCAGGCTTCTATTCGAATCGCCTCATGGGCGTGTTTGAAGTCACCGGCAAAACACCTGAAGCAGTGCGCATCAATTCTATCATTGAACCTACTATCAGAGAAGACATTGCATCTATTAATCTCGAGGTGCCTCGTGCCTATCGATCCTCGTATCGTCGAGTCTTCACTGAGGGAGTCAATCTTAATCCGGAATCTGCGCCTGCGGGAGTGTGGTATTCTACTAGCAAAAACGTGGCAGAAGCCGCAGCGAAGAAGACTGAAGGGGCGTCTGTACAAGAATATCAAGTCCACCGCAGTGTTCCGATGTTCCATTATACCGATGCCCGTGGCGCGCGGCTATTCAAAGAGTTCCTGAAGACGCCTGAAGGCAAAGCGTCTATGGAGAAAATGGATCCTGAGTTCTTCCAGGAATATCCTAACTTCATTGAGAAGTATAAGAGCGTATCTCAGGAACGACTGATTCCCACATCTCGTAAGATGTTTGAGAATCCTACACCTGAATTTATTGAATGGTTATCATCTGACAAGTTGTCTCCTGAAGCTATTGAAACATTGGCTGGAGCAACTAAGGGTAAAAAGGTTCGCGAACTTACGCGTAACATCGAGGGCATTCAAATGGGCTCTCGTATGTTTATTTTCGACCAGAAAAAAGTATCAGCTGCAAAGGCCGCGCCTAAGGGTGAAATGCCCATAGACGCCGCTCAAGCTGAGTTGCGACAGAATATTTCCCTGGGTGAAGAGAAAGGTACTCGCACATGGTCGGAAATCAAGGATTCGACATACCAGTCATTGGTAGATAAATTTGCTCCTCTCAATACTGGAGCGTCTCCAGGTAAAATGACTGAGTCTCGCGCCATGGCATCTGCTCTTATGGGATCGCCTAAAATGGCTATGCACTGGATTGAACATTCGCCATTTAAGTTTGGCAGTCGTGAGAACTTTGGCGTACCTCTTGATAAGATAATTAAGGAAGCAGGTGATCCTCGTGGGTTATCTGAATACCTGATTGCTAAGCGTACCATGGAACTGTCTGAGCAAGGTGTAGATACGCGTATTAATCCGGAAGTAGCCTATTCTGTAGGTAAGAATCCGGAAAACGTCGCAAAGTATGACACTGCAGCACAGAAGATCTATGACTACAATAATAACCTGCTCGATTACATGAAAGATGCAGGTCTTATCAGTGAACGCCAACTGCGTGACATCAAAGCGAAGAACAAGAAGTACGTTCCCCTTAACGAGGTTGTTACTGAATTTGAACCGTCATTTGGGGAAGACTTTGCTGCACCCAAGGCCGTCATTATTGACCCACTTGAGAGTGTAGTTCGGAATACCTTTAGTGTCATTCGAATGGCTGAGTCTAATGCGGTCAAGAAGCAGATTGCCAAGGACTTCGGTCAAGCTGTAGAAGTCAGTCAGCGTGAAAGTCCGCTGTCTCATGATGTATCGCGTAAAACGCAGATTACTGTCAGAGAAAATGGTCGTAAGCGCGTATATGCTGTGCCTGAAGAAATTGCCAAGACTGCCAGACAACTGGATATGGATTCGGCACTCATTTATAATGGTATAATGAAAGGATTGACTGAGGTTGCATCTTGGACTCGTGCAGGTTCTATTACCACACCTGAATTTGTGGTACGTAACTTATTCCGCGATCAGTTTACTGCTGCGATAAGTAACCCAGGTTACATCTATGGATTGAGTGCACTGAAAGGTCTTACTGCAGTTGTTAGTAAGCGAACCGGTGGACGACTCTTCCCCAAGATGGAACAGTATTATTGGGACTGGGCAAAGAATGGTGGCGGCAACGCATCTCTTGTAGCCCTTGACAGAAAGTTCACTCAGGAAATGATTACTGAGATGGCTAAGGTTCCTGCACGTAATCTGCTTAAGGACCCTGTCAAGAACTACAAAGAAGTCATCAGCATGATCAATCCGTTGAACCTTCGTAAGGCTCCGGGTATCATCAAGAGAGCGCTGCAGAGCGCTACTGAGATGACTGATGAAGCCACACGTATTGGTGGGTTTATTGAAGATGTGAATCGTGGTATATCGCCTTTCGAAGCCGCAGTTAAGTCTAGAGATATTACTCAGGACTCTATGAGAATTGGAGCGGCTACTAAAGGATTCAATGCCATTACGGCATTCTTTAATGCCCAGGTTCAAGGTCTCGATAAAACCTATCGTATGGCTAAGGGTGACCCTATCAGGTTTATGTCAGGTGTGGGGGCAGGAATAGTTCTGCCATCTTTGCTTCTGTCATTAGTTAATAATGACATTATGTACAATAGCCCTGACTCTGATACTGCTAAAGCACTCAGAAACGTACCTGACTGGCAACGCGCTACTTGTTGGATCGTTCCTACTCCCTGGGCGGTATTACGTATCCCTAAACCGCAGGAACTAGCAGTAATCGCGGCAGCTCCAGTTGAAATGTTTGTTGATTGGGTGTATGAAAACAAAGATAGAAGTCTCCTGCAGAAAATGTGGGATGACGGATTTTTTGATGCTGTTAGTGATCAGATTATACCTAGTGTTATGCCTTCAGCTATTGCACCTGTATATGAATCTGCGGCTAACTATAGTTTCTTTACCGGAAACCCCATTATTCCATCATTCATGGAAGATATGTTTCCGCAGACGCAATATAAGGCTAACACGACTGAGATTGCTAAGAGCTTGTCGCGTGTCCTTAACTACCTTGACCCTGTAGCAGAAACAGCAATTGGTAGACGCGCATCTTCTCCACTCATTATGGAACATCTTGTGAGAGGATGGACGGGTCAGGTAGGACAATATGTCCTTTCTGCCTTGGATGCTGCGGCGCAAGAAGCGGGAATTATAGACAAAGTAGAACGTGCAGCACCGACTCTTGCTGATTTACCTGTAGTTAAATCGTTTGTTTTCAGATATCCTAGCGTGAGTGCCAAGGCTATTGAAGACTTCCAGACCAAGGCAGGTCAGCTTGAGAATCGTCTGAAGTCAGTAAACATGCTCATGAAAGAAGGTACTGGCGTTGCAGCAGCCATGGCTGAAGAACTCATGAATAGCGGACCTATGGGCCAGTTTACCGGCGTACGGTCTTCTCTGAATAGCATGAGCAAAGCTGTCAGAATGATTCAGTTTAATGAAGACATGGATGCAGATGAAAAGCGACAACTAGTCGATCAGATTTATAGTGAAATGATCGATGTCGCAGAACAAGGTCTTCTTGTCATTGACGAGGTTAATAAGGCCTATAAGGAGATGAAGAATGCTGGTAAGCAATAACGTGTTTAAGAACCGTTATGTTTGGGACGGTTCTCAAACCAACTTCCCAATTTCATTCCCATTCCTCGATAACAACCATATTCAAGTATGGTATGCTCAACCTGGTCAACCGGATACTGATGCCGTAATCCTGGGTAAAGAAAACTATACTATTACTGGTGCAGGAAATCCTGCAGGTGGTGTTCTTACGCGTACTACTGGATGGGCAGTAGGTGCTACCATTGCTATCGTGCGAAATGTGCCTATCACTCAGTTGCATCAGTACACGCAATATGACAACTTTCCGGCGGAATCGCATGAAGATGCCTTGGCCAAACTGACAATGATTTGTCAGCAATTGGATGAAATCTGCTCGCGTGCGATGACTGTGCCGGTTACGTCTGAAAAGAATCCGCAGGAATACTGGCAGGATATTCTGGAGCAGAATCAGATTGCTCTTGAAGCGTCCTTGCGCGCGGTTGCTGCGGCTGAACAAGCAGAGACCTGCAAGACTCAAGCATGTCAGTGTGCTCAGAATGCCCTCGACACCGAGGGGCGCATCAATGCTGCGGCTACTGGCCAGATTACGGCCATTAACAACGCTGGTGCTGCTCAGATTGAAGCAGTCAATAGTGTTGCAGCAGGTAAACTGACTGACTTGGTTACCGAAGGCAACAACCAAGTTAGTCGTGTGACTTCTCAAGGTCAGACTGAAGTTGATCGTATCAATGCGATCGGTGATAGCCGTCATGAGGAGATCGCGACTCTCGGTACTCAGTATGTGAATACCATTAATACTGATGGTTCCAAATGGGTGGCGGATATTAACTCCGCAGGTACGACAAACACTGCTTTGGTAAATGCTGCAGGTGCTGCATCTATCACCAGTGTGACCGAGACTGGTAACTATCAGGAATCGCGCATTATTGGTGTGGGTTCCAATACTGTTCAGGAAGTTCGTCAAGAGGCACAAGTTGCTAAGACGGAAGCTGACCGAGCAAAGACGGAAGCTGACCGAGCTGAAGCTGAGGCTGATCGTGCTCAGCAAGTTGCTTTTGGTGAACTTCCGGTCGCCAATCATTTTGTGCAGGGTATCACTCGACTGGCTACGACTCAGGAACATCTGGATGCTACTGATGATACCATCGCGGCTACGCCTCTTGGTGTCAAGCAGGTTGCCCAGCAGTTTGTGAACATTGTCATTACGCAGCCGGTTATCACTGGTCCTGACTCTGTTCGTGAGCAGTTGACACATGCTTACTCTTTGCAGGCTAAGGCTCTTCTGCCTGATGCAAAGATTGTTGCGTTCTATTATCATATTGACGAACTGGGCCCCACTCCTATTAAGGTGGACGTGCCTACGGCTTCGCAAGCGACCGATGTGACAATTGATACTGATATTACCTTCCCCGGTAACATCGGTACGGTCAACACTCTCATTGTGTATGCCGAAGACAGTTATGGCAACCTGTCGCGATATTCTTCCAAGCAAGTAGAAATCCGGTTGAATGAACCGCCGAACATGAGTGGATTCACGCATACTATTCCTGCCACTGTTGCAAGAGGTACGACGTATACTGTCAAAATGAGTGGGGCAACTGACCCTGATGGTGATCCCATTACTTATAAGTTTGACTTCGGCGCGACGGGTATCACTGCCACGCCGAATATTGGTATCACCGACAACCAGAATATCCAGTTTACTCTTCCCAAGGACGATACGAAGTATCCGCCGTCTTCAACTAACAAGACGTACGTTCTGTCATTCAAGGTCATTGCGACGGACTCACTCGGTGCAACGAACCAAGTGACGATTACCACAACCATGACTGTGACCTTTAATGCGCCGACTATTGGTAGTCCACGACAGGGACAGACTGATTTCAGTCCTCTTGGTCCTATCACTTGGGGCGCTGCTTCCATTGTCAACAATGTGGCTACTCCTAACAAGACGTATCTCCAAGTCGCTGAAGATGCTCAGTTCACTCAGTTGCTCAAGGATGTGGCACTTGATGGAGAAATTACGTCTGTTGACTTCCAACTGATTCATGCCCTGCCCTACAATGCGACCATGCATTGCCGGTCGAGATATGGCATTGTTGACAAAATAGGTGGTTTGTGGTCGAACCCTGTATCCTTTACCACAAAGGTGTCTCTGCCTAAGCCTACGGTGACCGTCAAGGTTAACAATACGGTAACGACTTCAGGTAGTACTGCAACTAAGACGGATGCTGACAATAATAATATTAATATCACAGTTGCGGCTGCTACGGCTATACCCACAGGTGAAACTGCAGACAGAGTAGAATATCAGATTGCTGACAATCTGTCATTCAATAATGCCTATGTTACTTCGGGTACTGCGCATACTGTAAACAGCGCGTACCGACTGGCTCTTGATGGCGGGTTCATTGCAGCAGCAGTTCCTGCAGCATCTACATACATGAGAGTGCGTCAGACAGCGCAGAATATCGGTGCTGAGGGACATAAAGTCGATGTTACCAGTGAATGGTCGGATGTCTTTGAACTCAAACTTTTGAGCGCATCTCTGACTGCTCCGGTTCCTACTGCTCCTGCGACTGGTACTACGAATGTTCCGAAGACTGGAACTACTCTTCGATGGAATAACGGTACCGCAATTGGCCAGACTATTGATAAAGTTCAAGTCCAAGTTGCGACTGATGCAGCATTCTCAAATATCGTTAAAGACTCCGGTGCTCTTAGCGTTGTTACGTCTTGGAGTATTGTAGACTTGGCCTTGAATACTACTTACTACTGGCGAGTACGAAATAACGGTACTGCCACTAGTTGGAGTGCTTGGTCGAGCACGTTCAATTTCAAGACTTTTATCAATGAGCTTACATCTCAGCCGCCTATTACGGCACCGGCGGCCAATCAAACTCATGTATCGCGTAAAAATGCGATAACGGTTAAATGGTCAAGTCCTACGACAGCTAATGCCAATGGTAGTGTTCGATATATCGTTAATGCATATAACGCGTCATGGGCTATTTTATATAGCTCTGGTCTCTTGGGAAATACTGTTAGGAGTTTTAATATTCCGGCTAATACTTTGCCGAGTGCTAATACTCCGTATATCATCCAAGTTTGCGCCACTCTTGATGGTGGGACTACTAGTCCTGCTGAATACAATCAGTGGAAAGCTTCTGCACTTACTATTACTACCTCACCGCCGGCCGTTAGGGCGGTATTTAGGTATTCTCAGATGTATGGTTTTCCATATGTAGGCCCGTATAACATTATAGTCGTTGCAGGCGGTGGCGGCGGCGGTGGCTATGGTGCTGCAGCGAGTTCTGGACAGCTATCTGCTGGTGCAGGAGGCGGTGGTACTGGTGGTACTGGTCAATATAACTTCTATTATGAAGGTAAAGTTGATAATTCAGTAACTATAGAAGTTGGTGCCGGTGGTGTCAATGGATATAATGTCGACCCACCGAATAGTGTCACAGCTACCACTGGTGGTAGAGGCGGTGATGGAGGAAGAACACGCGTTACTATTGCGAATACCTCCTTTGACCTTGTATCATTTGGTGGCGGTGGTGGCGCTCCTAGTGATGGTAATGGTGCTGGTGCTGGTGGAGTAGGCGGCCCGGCTGGTGCCCAAGGTGGCACTGGTATGCCTGGAGGCGCAGGTGGTCATTTTGGAAGTGCAGGTACTGCAGGATCTGGTGATAACTGCGCCGGTGGAGCAGGTAATCCTGGTGTAAATAGTGGAATATACTTAAGACTTGGTGGTGGTGGCGGCGGCGGTTGCTATGCGTTTCCTAATACCGGAGATAAGTATGGCTGTGGTGGCGGCGGCGCAGGTCGTGGTGGCCATTATGGTGAGCCGGGTTGGAAAGACTATGCTCCGGCTATGCCCGATCATGTAGGTAAAGGATCTAATGGCGCCGTAGTCATTATAAGCACATGGGTGGAGTAAATAATGAAAAATATGGCAGTCATTGATAAGGGTGGTATTGTCACTAATATCATTGTTTGCGCGGATGATTTTCCTGAAATTCCTAATAAACGGATAGATATAACCGATACACCATGGGTACGAATCGGGGATCCTATTGATATAGAAGACCCATCAGTCATAGTTACTGAAACCTTGGAAGCGCGTGAAGACGAATTTGTTGCTAGACTTGATCGGTTAGATGCACAACAAATTCGTCCTATGGCCACGCTATATCTCCTGATGAAAGAAAAACAAGAAACGTCTGTTGAAGACGAAAACATCTTGTATATGACTGAAATGCAAAAACAAGCGTATCGTAATATGCGCGAGACGCTTATGAAAACTCCTATTCGTGACTGGGTAAAAGTTGTAGAAGATGAGTATGTACGGCTTACGTCTTAAATCATTCTCTACAAGAAATGTCTGAGAAAAAATAATGTACAAATCCCAGACATTGTGGTATTATACTAACAATGTCTGGGCTACCCCATAATCCTGTAACATGCAGGAGGTTTGTAATGTTCAAGTATGCACCGGGTATGGAATCCGGTCTTGGCGCAGCTTTTAACATGATGCGTAAGCATGCGGAGCCCGATGGCGACGAGGAAACTCGTGAAAATCCTGAAGAACGCCAGGAACTGTACAACTTCATTCACATGATTAAGGGGGTAAGTGATGGAATGGCCCAGACAGCTGCTCGATAAGGTGGAAGAGTTTGAAGGCTTCAGTGAAAAGCCATATATCTGTCCCGCCGGATATTGGACTATCGGCTTTGGCACTCTCTGTGATAAATCGCATGCTCCTGTGACCAGAGAAGAAGCCGAAGCTCTGCTCATTGAAGAGCTGGACAGATGTTATAATGAAGCACTCATCCAGTGCTCAGTGCTCCGCAAAGAGCCTGCTCATCGCGCTCAGGCTATTGCGGTATGGATGCACAATCTTGGCTCTGGAGCTTTTGCCTCTTCCACTTTCAAAAAGAAGGTGAATGCAAAAGAATGGTATGATGCCGCTCGTGAAATGATTCGTTGGACTAAGGCCACAGTGAAAGGCCAAAAGGTCGAACTTGGTGGGCTGGTTCGGCGGAGATTTTACGAGGCAAGCGTCTTCCTGAATGGTGCGTAAAATGAGTATCCATGATATCTCAATAGATACATGGTTAGTCATTTGTAACATTGTTTGGGCGCTAGTTGTCTGGGCCATGAAACGCGAGGTCATTATCATAAAAAGTGACCTCATAACTAAAGACGAGTTTGATTCTTATACGTCATTTGAGGCTGCTGAACGTGAATCCTTAAGAAAGGATATGCACGCAATGGAAATAGAAGCTACTCGAACTAAGGCGATTCTCGAGCAGCTTCCAACCAAGGATGATATTATAGATATCCAGACTCGTTTGCAAACTCTTTCAGAGCATTTAACAGTTGTTGCTGCGTCGCGTCCTTCCGAATTAAGGTGCTCAGCACGCGATCATCAACGGTCTTAGGAATTATTATATGGTCGACTAGCACCGGTTTGGTTTGTCCAGGCCGGCGCAGTCGACCATTTAATTGTTGATAAGTTTCGAGGGACCAAGTAAGTCCAAGCCAGCATATGCGGTGACCGCCATACTGTAGATTAAGGCCGTGGGATAATGAATTGGGGTGACAGAAAAGTACAGGGAGATTTCCTTTGTTCCATTCATGAACGTACTGCTTAGACAATTCGGTAGGAGTGCCCCCAATAATAGCTGGCGCCTCTGGAAGTCTCTTTCTAATTTCGATAAGTTCACTTCTAAACTGAATGGGAACGAGCATGGGATCGCCAGCTGCTTCCTCAATTCGGTCAAAGAGGGTATCCACTTTTGCGGTATTATCGAATATAATGTTACGCTGCTCGTCATAGATAGAACCTTGTAAGAGCTGGCGTAACCGTAATGAGAGTATTCCAGCAGTAGCTGCCGTAAGAGTACTTTCATTTGCAAGAGTCGTAATAAATTCTGTCTGAAACTCTTTATATCGTTGCATGGACGCTGGAGGGAGATATGCGGGAATAGATGAAAAGATGTATGGTTCAAGTTTAAGATAGTCATTTGCATCCAACCTGAAAGTTATATCTTTAATTTTATCAATCACAATATCCATTGCACCGTCGTTCTCAATCCATATGAATCTATCAATTTGAATATGATAAGTCATCATGAATTGAGTTTTCTTTTTTCCAAGGCGCTCTCCATCATCCAAAAGAAAATACTGCGACCACAAATCTCGTACGCCATTTGGTGCGGGAGTTCCTGATAGGGCATATGCGCGTTTAAAGAGTCGTTTAAACTCTTTCATGAGTTTGAAGCGCTTAGAACTAGAATCCTTGAGCTTTGTCATTTCATCCCAAATAATCATGCCGTCACGCATATAATTGGTCATTTCAATGGTCCAAGCCTTGCTCAACCAGTTGATACCATCATAATTTATGATATACACATCAAGACCTGGTTGCAAGTATCTTGTCTTTCCATGAAGTACTTGATACTTAAGATCAGGTCGCCATTTAGCTATTTCTTCAGGCCACGTAATAGCGGCTACAGTAAGAGGTGCAAATATGATTGTGGGACGATCAATCATATGAAGTAGAATTGCGGTCTTTCCCATGCTCATATCGACAGCAAAATATCCTACATCATGGCTATTGCCCCATTCTACAGCCTTTTTCTGATAATCACGAAGTTCCATATTAATCGTCCTTCAGTCGGTGGAAAGCTACATGACATGCTTTACAAACCCATATAATATCTGTAGCGCTATTGGGCTTATCATATGAAAGGTGATGACATTCGGTCGGCCATCTGCCACAGATTTCACATTCGTATTTCTTTTCAATTTCGAGCAGTTTTACCATGCGCCATGTTTTTACTCGTATTGCGTGCTTATATCTTTCTTCTGCGTTCTTGGGATATTTTTGATGGTATCTATTGATTCTATTACGGACATCTTCTTTTCTTTTCATTCTTTTATTGCTCTTAAGTTATTGGTATATATGATAAACTCTATAGAACTCAAGACTTTTGAAGGTGTACCTATTAGGGTTCATTTTCTGTTTTCATGAGTTCTATAGAGTTCTATAATTAGTTTAATAGGTCAATCCGAGGATTTTTCGATTCCCAATGCTGTATCAGGTAAAAAGAGGAAGCAATTTTCAGGACTGAAAGGAAACCGAATATCTTTCCGTCGTAAACGCAATGACAGAACTGGGTATCGCATGATATTGGCTTGAGTCTTCCACCAATCAATAAATGACTGGGGCTCGTCCAACCATTTATCACATATCAGATTCTTTTCTGCTAGAGTATATTTGCAGATAAGAGCACGCAAACGCTGCGCAAGAGCATAAGCTACAGTACTCTTATTGAAAGAATTGCATATCTTACGTGCCTTAGTCACGCGTTCAAGATATTCACCATACCGCTCTTCTTGAATCTTCTTATTCGATCTCATTATTTATCCCTCCGAATAGCCTTAAGACGAGGATGACGCATGCTACCAGCCGGTGTGATTTCTTGGCAGGCTACTTCAACAGTTTGTCCAATAATTTCAGTGCTGTCCTGGAAGAAAATCGCGCGCTGTACATCAGACAGACCGCTGCCAACCCTAACATGGACGCCATGAAAGTCAATGACAATACCGCCAGCCATGCCAGCGTATTTTCCAGTACCTTCAAACACGTCGATAACTTTACAGTCATAGGTGTCCTCGTTTTTAATTTTCATCCATGCATGAGAGCGCTTACCAATATAGGTAGCGTCCGGCCATTTTACCATTGCTCCTTCATACCCATCAGATCTGAATTGGTTATAAAGATTGAATGCGCCATTCTCGGTATTTACCAGGTAATGCGGCACGAGCTTAATATTGCTCGTTTCCTTCACACAGTCAAGAAGAATACCCAGGCGATTGTGCAAATTCTCATCATGAAGATCAGGCGTATCGAAGACGTTAAACACTACCTCATCAGACTGCGCAAATGACCGAATGTCACCACTCGAATCCTGGAAAGACTTACCAGGTACGAGCAGCTCACCATCAAGTCTGAAAGAGTACTTTTTCAGCTCACTCAGTACACGGTCAAGACCTTTCAATTCAAAGCCCTTGCGTGACCTGATAGTAGGCGTTTCACCAGGCATATACATGGCACGTAGTCCATCAAGTTTAGGACTGACATAACAAGGCCAACTAGCCTTTTTCGGGTCATAAAGGTGTGCGAGGGCGATGGGAAATTCAGGAACAGTACCAGGTAGGGCGCGGTTAATGAGAGTGGTGCCCATTCCAAGACGAAGATCTTTTTCCACCATGCCAGCCAAAAGAAGAGCCGATTCATGGGTGAGTGTATTCATATGGTCATAAAAAGCTTTCTTCGCTTCGCGACCTCCAGAGCGCATAAGGCCATTCAAGACCTTGTTGGTATCGGCAGAAAATTCATGAAGGCCCAGGCCAGAGAAGTTCGACCAATTGACCTTGTTGATATTAAAATGGATGAAGGGCGAATAGGTAGTACGCAAAACCTTTCGCAACTCAGGATGCTTGCGGAGAAAATCTACTTTAGCGTTGGTGCCACGAGTATTACGCAGTATCCTGAGAGTGTTATACATGTCGTTGGATGAAGTCATCTACTTGCTCCTTGGTAGATAAAGTTTCAATCTTACAATTAAAGCTCTTAATCAAATCATGAACGTATTCTTGAAGTTTACGCAGTTTCTTGCCTGGTGCTTTAAGCTCTACAAAGATACATCCATGATTGGGAAGAAATACAATTCTATCAGGTACACCATTTCTCCCGGGAGATACAAACTTCCAACATTGACCTCCATGGCGCTCTACCTCTTGTTTGAGATAGCCTTCTATGCTTATCTCTCGAGTCCGAATGCGTGCAAAAGGTGATTCCATTCTTCTGCCTTCCTGAAAGAAATATAACGTGTAAAAAGCCGATGAATGACAGAAGTTCTACGTCTGTTTTCAAGTTCATATTTGAGAAACAGAAGCGTACCATTCTTGTCTATGTTTTTGGTTTGCAAAAAGATATTGATATATGTCCAGTTAGACATGATAGCATCAATATCAGGATACACTACCTTAGGGTCTTGGGATATACTTTTCAATTCGTTGGACAAGTTCACGAATGGCCTCCTTATGTGTTTAAGCTTTCTTGTATCGCGGTCCATACCAACCTTCGGCTCTCAAGGGTAAGCCCTCCGCCCAGGGCTCGGTGTGACACATGCAGGTTTCGAGAAGAGCCAACCTTTCTTTTGGGTCGTGTTCGAAAGATTCTTCGCATATTACCTCGTCATAAATAGATCCTATAATATTTAAGCCGTTTTCACGACACTTAAATTTGCCATCATACAATATATCCCGGCCCAATGCCTGAATGACGTTTTCTGTCAATTTACCTGGAGTGCTATACTGCCGCATGTAAGTCTTAGTGGTCTGATTCATACCCATATATGACAGAGTGTCGCCGTAGAGACCTGGGGCAATCTTAGGGTCGTAATAATACATAGCACGACCAGAGGGAAGGAGCATCTGTAGCCAACGATGATTATTACGATCAATAACTACCTTAAACTGAACACGATTTGTTGTAAAGGTATATCCCTCATTTCTAAGAGCATTCATTGCGCATTTCATGAGAGCATACCACATTTTTACAACAAGGTGATACTTGGTTCTATAAGCTTGAACAATAGTCTGAGCTTCAGACATAGAAAGAATTACGCCAATACGTTCTGCATAAGCAATAAGCTTTTGTGCGCCCATGCCGTATCCACAACCAAGAATGCCAACTTTACCTGTTTGCCTTTGGTCCTTGACTACTTGTTCATAAGTCGTATTATAGATTTCTGCGGCCATATCGATATATTGATCGAATTTTTGAGCGAAACGCTGTACTGCCACATAATCTTCAGCAAGCCAGATAAGTAAAATATATTCAATAGCAGAGTAGTCTGCGGCCAGAATATATTTACCATCTGGTGCTTTAATCATTGACCGAATGAGAGCACGAGCAGACTTAACAGGATTACGCTCGCATATGGAAAAATCAAAATACGCTGCAATCTCGGACTCAACGTCCTTAACACTAGCGCGAGGGAGATTAAGCAACTGAAAACCCATACCAGTAATGCGACCGGTGTGGGCACCGTAGTATCGACTGTTATCGTGCATGCGGCCATTATGTTCCATAGACATAATGCGCTTATACTTTCCGATCGAAGACAAGCCAAGGGAAGCGCGCAGTTCAATAAGGCTAACAACAGAATCAGGCAATTCAAGAAAGTGTTCATCATTCATTACCTTTTCTAACTTGTCAGCTGTAAGGCTTTCCAGGAATTCATATCCCATAACCTCATTGATAAATTCTTTTATGCGTTTAACCTGAGTTATCTTTGTAACTTTGCCATTGGTAATGTCTGGCAGAATATTGTTCTGCTCTTCCATATACACAGTAGTTACTTCAAGGATCTTGGCTGCTTCATCAACCGCCATAGGAAGCCCTGTCGCGTTAATATCACAGTTAAGTTCCCATATGGCTTGTTCTCGTTTAGAAAGAGAAGAAGAGGGCAGTGCAGCCAATAGTACCTTAGTAGAAGTAACGTCCTGCATGTTATACATGACGTAACGGTCCCACTGAGGGCCTGTAAGAATGGTACTTGCGAGATGTTTAGGTACGGTACAAAAGTGTTTAATGAGAGAAGAACCCGCAGAATCTTTAACTTGCTGTGGACACATGACTGCTGTGGCTTTTTCAAGAGACTGTGGCAAGCCATATCGTCCACAGACCGCCTGAACGTCAATAAAATCATGAGGAGTAACCTCCAAGCCCAGTATATAATGGATGACGTCCATTTCAAACTGGGCATTAAAAGCTACAATCTTTGCTTGCTTAGTTATGACGTATTCACTTATCGCTTTAGCAAATGATTGAAAGCCAGTATGCACTGTTTCAGTTATCATTGGCTCGTCATCAATTTGAAAGGAACAGATCTGGACATAGGTGGAAGGGTGGTGCATATATCGCGCACGACCTTCTACCATAAGATCCACATCTGAACCTGTTTCAAAGTCAAGATATATGTGCATGGAGGTTACTCCTATTATGTGTTAGTGATAATTAAAATGACTGCGGCCAAAGGTACGTACAGCCATGTAATAGAGTTGTGCACGAATGCCATGCCCCATGCGCTTCATGCAGTCTCTGAGAGCTTTATCCGCTTCTTTGCGGTCAGCTTCAGTGCCACCCCAGTTATACGCTTCATCATGCTTGTCACAACACCCTTCCCACGCAGGTGGTGTGCCAAGAACTTTTCTCCAAAACTTGGATATTCCAGCGGAACATCCATCACCCTTTTCAACAATTGCCATAATCTCTCCTACAAATTTTGTAGAAAGGTGGATAAAAGAAAGGCCGATAACTCGTGGGTGTTACCGGCCTTTGTATTAGTTATTGCAGATCTTCATCGCCGGCCGGCTCAGTATCAGCCACACCAGCAAATGCCGATGTAGCGTCGCCAGAGCGTCCATCGAGTCGGTCATCGTCGCGGCGCTTCATGATATTGTTCAATCCGCATCCGACGCCGATGGATCCGCTGTTGTTGAACGGGAAGAAGTTGCAATCAACCATGGCCCATACGCCGCTGTAAATTGCGCCTTCTTCAAAGATGGGCTTGGCATACCGGTCAACGATTCCCGGCTTGTCATTGGAAGACGCCGACACGAACATGTGGCCGCGATAAGCGGCTCGCGAATCCTTCTTGTCATCCGTAGCTATTTCGTAATAGGCATCGCCATCACGAAGAGGATACTTGAACGTAGGATTCTGGGACCCGGCCTTATTGAACTTGCCCTTCTGGATACCCTTTTCAATGGCCGCGTCGATCTGGCGCTTGAACCAGTCGATGGCGTCCTTGTTGGTTTTGGGAATCAGGATACCAACAGAGTACTTCAGAACGCCGCTCTGGTTGGCTTTGGGTTCATCAACGGACACGTACGTAAGGCGAACTTCGGGAGTGATAGCCATAATAATCTCCAGTTTGTCAGATTGAGGTTTGTCAGAATGTTTGCGTGCAGTCTGACGTTAGCGAGTTTTGCTATAGCCAAGTTTGATGCGGTCATAATTGACCAACATCTTTCTTCTGAAAGCCTTTTCAACGCGCTCCCACGACAGCTCGTTATTTTCCATAAAGGCGCCCAGGAAGAAAAGTATATCAACCACCTCTTCCGCCATGTTGGGTATACCTGTCGGCTTATAATTGATAGGCCGCCATGGCTTCCAGGGGGTGGATTCTTGCAATTCAGTCACTTCATTATGAAGCGCAGCAATCAGTTGGTTGTTCATAAGGCGTACAGCCTCAGGATCGCGGAATATGGCTTTTTGCTCTTCTTTGGAAAGAGGAAAACCAAGCTCTTTATGATATTCCTTGATCTTATCAAACATACGCATCACAGTAAGAGGCGCGCGCACAGGACCTTGGGTGGTCTCAATCCAGTCATCATTCCAATCCATCATATTTCCTCCAAGTGTCTTGATGCATGACACGCGACCACAAGCCGAGGCCGGTCTTGTTGTGGTTGGTATGGTTGATGTAGATCACGCCGACACATCCAGCATTGATAAGTGCCGCAGTACATTGGATACATGGTTCGAGTGTGCAATATGCCACAAAAGGTACATTGCTTGACCGCTGAATGAGTGCGTTTATTTCAGCGTGCACAGCATAGCAAGGCAAGCCGTCATTTTTAACACAACAATTCTCATCGCAGCAGTTAAACACGCCAGTTGGATTGCCATTATAACCCGTAGACAAGATATTGCCAGTGCTCTCGTCTACTAGTATGCATCCGACTTGCTTGTCAATACAAGTAGACCGCTGCGCAACTGCAGTAGCTACTTGCATGAAATACTGGTGACGGGAGATCCGCATGACATCTTTCCTTGGTTGCAGCGGCCGTTGTGCATAGAGCAGTATGGCCCGATCATTGAAAACAGTTCAGGAAACCAGTCGCGGCACATAGTGTGCATAGACGCGGCCAGCATCTGCATTTCCTGAACGTTGCGGCGACAAAGCCGGAGCTGCAAGAAGTTAATGAGTGAGCGCGCATTCATGGTTACGACCACATTAACGCCTGCACTCATGGGAAGCAGCATACGAGCTTCTTCTTTTGCTTCACCATCCTGCATAAGAAGAGCATATGCGTTTACCGCTTCGGCATGCGCCTTTTGTACGCGTTCATCATTGACCATATAAGGATGCACAAAGCAGTCATAGGACGTATAATCCTGATAATGCTGACTGCTGGACGTGTATGAGGCAATACGATGCCGCACATGCTGATCAAAGCAAGCCCGAGATACGTCGGTAATGCGGAAGCAAATGACCGCGTGTTCCACAGGATTGAGATGATCAGCCGAGATCAAGAACGATAATAGAGCGCTCGGATTTCCCTTGATCTCGGGGTTCTTCTTCATCGTTTGCTGGGCAGCCAGGGCAACCACATTTGCAGGATACGGGGTCGACCATATTACTTGGGCTTTCGGGGCATACGGCTTCAGCATTTTCTTGCTCTCCTTCGATTGTGCAGTAAACAGGGTGATAGACCCGCAGACCATGAAAGCGTGGTGCTTTCACATAATTATCGCCATAGTTGCATGTTTTACACATGTGCCCCTTAGGACGAGAAGACCATTCACAGGTATCACAGCCCTTAATTACGAGCTGTTCTACCGCATGATCGAAGGGGTGTCCACAATCTTTGACTACAAAGTTGTTGTCACCCTCATCATTGTTCTCGTAGTATGTACATGCAACGCACTTGTTATTGGTAACAAGATTGTTGCTCACTGCACTATATACACAATTTTTGCACCCCATTTCGACAGACTTTGCACTATCATTTTGGGGATTAAGAGCGAACCAATGCAAGAACATAGCATTAGCTGCAACATGAGCAAGGTGAGACTGACCCGACTCAGGGTCATCCATCTCACCACGCTCAAAGGCATTCAGATGACGATGCAGAGCATCAAGATAGCGCCGATGTGCGTTATCTGTGGTTTTCCAATCCTCAGGTCCATATTTTTCTGCGCCCATGGTAAGAACCTTTGCCAGTTCAAGGGCAAACTTGGGGTCAATGAGCGAGAAAAGGGGCTTTCCAAAATCAAATTTCGACATATTAAGCTCCTCTACAACATTTGTTGGAGATTAAAACATCTTTTAAAGCCCCGCCCGAGAACAGCCTTATACTCGGGCGGGCAGCCATAAGGTTACCATTATGACGTGATTAAAGCGGTTTCCATCATAATGGTCATGCTCATGGCTAGGCCTTAAACGAGTTCATCATCCGCGGTATCAGCGGTGACTTCCACGTCCAGGTCCTGATTCGGCTGGCCTTCAACTTCCGAGAGCAGCACGCTGGCGAGTTCAAGCTCAAGCTCAGCGATGCGGTGGCGCAGCTGCAGTTCACGGGAATCGGGGTTCATGTTGAGGCGGGCGCCGGCAGTGGTCAGAGCCTTGGACGCCTTCGTTTCGCGAGCCTTGGCCTTTTCAAGGGCCTGGGCGGGCGTAAGGGCGACAGCGGGCTTGCGATTGGCGGCAGAGGCGGCTTTCTTGGCTTCGAATTCTTCAGCGGTGCCGATGTGGTAGACGCCGTTTTCGTCAGCCATGGGATACTTGCCCATGAGGCGAAGCTGGGCGAAGATCGTGCCGCGGCTCTTGTTGGTCATTTCGGTCGCAGCTTCGATGCTCTCGTTGGTGGCGCCGCCCTGTTCGATGAGCCAAAGGGTGTGTTCACGCTTGTTGGCAAATTCCATGATAATGCTCCTGTGTTGGTTTTAGGCGCGTTGTGCGCTTGATGTGAATTTAATATGCCTCAATTTCATCTTGATGTAAACCCTTTTTTCACCCTTTTTCGAAAAAATTTCGTCGGGTATAGGGTTCCAAAGTTATGTTACTCGTCGGTAACGTCGGAAGTGAGGGCGTGATATTCATCCAGAAGACGTGCGAGTTCCGGGTCCTGTGCACTCATTTGCTTGCACATTTCAAGGAACTTAGACTCAGTCAACTTGGATTCCATGGCCGCCTTGAGCGCGTTCATGCGGAACATACGATTGCGTGCCGCATTCACTGCTGCAACATGATTGGTCACGTTGCACACAATGAATGCCGAGGCCTTAAGGGCGTGCTCAGGCCCTTCATTATCTACCTTAACTATCTTGTACCCGTCGCGGGTTTCTGCAACCACAAGGTCGCCTACGCGGCAAGGAACTGTGGAATGATAAGAGTAGACCTTTGCCGACAGTTCATTGGAGTCAGTTCCTTCAGTATACTTAAAGAACCTTACGCCGTAATAATACAACTTCATAATTGACCTCCCCCAAATGGCTATAAGTGTAAAAAAAAGCAAATTCCACCCCAGAATACAAGCCATATGGCGTCATTGTACGTGTTATATAAGGCTAGGCCTATACTCATGCATATCACGATGAATAGGAATAGGCCTATGGTCATACCGGTGTAACCTCCTGAGTCTTAAGGTTGATAGAGCCCCACGCCCATGTGTGATAATCGTCGTCTTCGGCGCTTCCGAAGGTACACGTGCCGCACATCCCTACGTCATGCACGGTGTTGTCTTCTTCGAGCCACGTGACAGTTCCCTTCTTACCACAGACCAAGCATGTCCCATCCAGGTTGACATACGCGTAGTCCTGTCGTGCCTTCATCGTTACTCCTCCATGTCTGCTACAGATGCGAAGACAGTCGCCGCGTCTCGAGTGAGGCTTATAGTAGGACGTGGGTCAGACGCCGGCACAATAGATGCCGCGCCGTACTCAGTCTGATAGAGCTTGTTGAATTCAGGGTCAGTCTTGAGGCCCTTAACCAGCTTTTCAATGGCCGCTACAGACTTGAGGTCAGCGTCAAACAGTTCGCCGGCATCGACGCCCTTTTGTTCCATGAACTGAATGACACGGTCAGGAGATACAGACCACTTGCGTGACCCTCGTCCCTGAACGACCTTGTAACCTGGGATAGCTTCTGCCCCCTTCAGATAACATTGGGTGCGCACATAGTCCTTGACGGCCTTAATGGCGTTTTCAAGAGACGGAATCTTGGCATAGAATTCCGCAATCTTCTTATGGTCTACGCGCTGCGCCTCAATATCCGCGTACATGGCGAAGGCTTCAGCGGCCTGCTGATTGACCTGGGCATGTCGTGCAGGACACACAGCATTGGCTCTGCACCACCTGCACGCGTCAAGAGATGGTATAAGCACAGGATTGTCAATCCGTTCTGCTGTTCTAAGAGCCGGCGAAAGAACGGACTTGTACCAGTTATCCACGTACTCTCGTGTTACAGTCTGGTAATCGAAGTTGTCGAGGCGAGGCTGCGCGACATGCACAGTCACCTGGTTAATAGACGGAAACTTTTCCAACAACAACCATGCATATGCGAGGAATTGAGGATTGTCCAGCACAGCCACATGCACGCCGCCGCCAAACTTCCAGTCAACGATGTGTGCTGCTGACGTGGTGGGATTGATCATCACCACGTCAGCAGTACCAGCCACATCCGTTTCAACAGCGGAAATCATATACATTTCAGTAAAGATCGCACTGTTGTTGTCACGAATGGACGTGAGGTAGTCCATGCACCGTTCCAAGAGGACCTTGTAATCAGTGCGCACATCAGGCATGGTGTTGGAATCAATATACTGCTCCATGTAGCTGTGGAGCATGGTCCCCTCGGCAGCGTAGGGCGAAGTTGGGAGCTGCTCAATCCCCTCGCTCATGAAGACAGAACCTGGGCATGCAATGATGCGAGACAACTGAGACGGGGAATACTTGGCGTGCTTTGCGTTACTCATCGAGAAGCTCCTTTAGCTCTAACATGTTATATACAGCAGGAATTGCTATACTTTCAAGGTCGTCGTTGCGAAGATAGGGTAGGCCTTGTACCGAGAAGGTGCACAGGCCATAATGGTCATGCCACGCTAAGAGCAGGTCTCCAACCATGTG